TTGCTTGCAAGCAACGCAACGCCCATTTCGTCATCAAGGACATCACCGAGGTGAGCATCTGATGGCAGCTTCAGTCAGTATCACAACTGGCCCTGAAGTTCCAGGAAGCCGTAAAGAAGTCGTCGGTGTTATCACTTTCGACAGTTCGTACGCTACTGGTGGTGAAGCAGTCACTTTGGCGCAGTTAGGTCTTTCACGACTTGACTACCTCATCGTGACCGCAGGCATCGGCTATCTGCCAACGTGGGATGGTTCATTGACAGCACCTAAAGTGTTGTTGTACCGTCAGACGGCAGCAACCAGCGCGTTCATCGAAGTGCCATCAGCAACCGATATGTCAGCAACGACAGTACGTTTCTACGCTATCGGCGCATAACCAAACCCCTACAACGAAGGAGCCAGCCATCTGCAACGGTGGCTGGCTTTTTCATATATGATGTCACTACCACCACGAAAGGTTCATCATGGCCGCATACACCGCATCTACCGCCAAAACAATCACACTTGTTGCCAACACCGTTGACACAGTCACTTTGACCGGAACAGGCACATTTTTGCGTGCAGCACAAACTTCAACGACAGCCATCTACTTTACTGCTGTACCTACAGGCACAACCGCGATAACGTCAACAGTTGCGGGAGACAACAATGTTGCTTTACAAAACGCATCAATGGCAATAGAACTAGGCTGGCCTGGTACAGGTGCTGTCATTAGCGTCATTTCTGCTGGTACTGGCACGGTTAACTTCACCTTACATAACTAACACAGGTATATAGTTACCACCATGATTAGAGCAGCAAACCTTATGGGAGAAGTAGAAGGTGGCGGTCAAATGGCTGAAGTCGCTTTTGACGTATACGACATTGCAACCCGCATCCAAAAAGGTGACGAGTCCGGTTGGCGTGGCGACCCTTCAGCATCACTCATGTTCAACCCTCTGATCGGACGCTTTGAAGTATGGATGGTTGACGCTATGGGAACACCATATGTCGCCTGCTCACACCACCGTGCCGACCACAACCTAATTATTAAGCTGATCGAGGGTGACTGGCAGAAAGGCAAATCTTTACACGAAGACCTGATGAAACGAAACAAAGCCATTAAAGCCGCACACGAAACAGACGAACAAGAAAAACGGCTAGAATTAGCAGACAAAATCCATTGGGCTTTAATTAAAGACATCGGCCATTTAGACGGTGGCAACAAACGGCATTTCAGTATGAACAAGAAAGGCAAGTAAACGATATGAACCTGCTTGACCTTCGCAACGCTGTCAAAGACCGTTTAGCAATCCGATCCGACGGTTCAGGCAACAGCCTTGACGGACTTATCACAAACGCTTATGTGAACACTTCCATAGACGACGCTCTCAACCGTGTCAGTATGGAACGCGAATGGTGGTGGCTCGCAACGACAGCATCACTATCTTTTGACATTGTTGACGGCGACGACGCTGTACCAGCAGATTTCATGCGCGCCCAACAGTTAGTCATCAACGACTCACCTGTTGAATACTGCCAACTTGAAGCGTTCCTCAACCCAAACACCGACGGCTCCGCATACGCATACACAATCTTTGGCACAAACATCAAAATTTCTCCCATACCAGCAACGGTCACAACAGGCACATTGTATTATTTCCGCAACGAACCAGCCTTATCAACACAAGTATCACCAGATACCCGTTCGCCTATCATGCCAGTCGTCTACCACAAAATCATTGTCGCCTATGCGAGCCACCTGTGTTCAGCACGACGACAAGACGAACAACGAGCATCGCTATACCTACAAGAGTACGGCAACTTCTTAGATTCAATGAGAGACGACAACCGCACCACGACGCAGCGTCGAATCAAATACAACCGCAACCTGTCCTACGCAACCTGGAGTTAACTTATGGGATCATTTCAGATCACCTACGACGACTTCTCAGGTGGACAATATATGGGGCCACGGTCAACGAACTGGCCTAAAAACACTTGGTCAGGCGAAAACGTTATTTCTTTACCAGACGGACGACTTATACCTACAGGTGCTGCTACAGCGGGAACATACAGCCCTGGAGTTAGAGCGTCAGCAAAAGTTTTTGATTTACACGTTGACGGTATTATAGCGTACGCTTTTGCCAATTGGATTGACGCAACGCCAACTAACTTCCCCAAAATGGTTTATTGGACTACTGTCAACGACGGCACTACATTCCCTGTCACAGGAACTGCCGTAGCATTAAACGCTACGCCCGTAGGCGAAGTCGCGTTTGACACAAGTTCATTAACCGCGCCAACATTCTACTATTTGAATTCGGCAGGAAACATTTTTTCCATAGGCGCACTATCCCCTTACACTCAAACGACAGTATCGACGGCGTTGGCAGGCACGGGAGTAACCGACATAAAAGTATGGGGTTCACGATTAGTCGCATACGGCGGTTATTCTTCAACGCTTTACTATTCCGACACAAATAAAACTACTTGGAACTTGACTCCGAACTTTTACACTTTCCCTGGAATAATCTCGGAAGTTATCCCTAGAGCGCAAGACCTCATAGTTATTTGCAGTAGTGGCGTATATTCATTAACAGGAGTGTTGGGTTCGTCTATAACAAACCAAAACATATCAGGCCAAACAAACCTTATGGAAGGTATGACTAACGCAACTTTAAGTGGCAGAACAATCAACTTTTTTGACCAAACAAATGTTGGTACACTTGACGGACACATCTATGGCATGGAAGGAACTTATGTTCAACCTGTTGCCACAATGCTGACAGACGACATGATTGCTGCACAAGCTTTCGGTTACGAACAGGCTGTAATAGGAACCGTCAGCGGTGAACGGCTCGTCGCAATGCTGAAAACAGGTGTCTGTTACGCAGAAAAAATTAAAGGCACTTGGACAAGACTAAATTTTTTGAGTGGCACAATAGAAACTGGTCAAAACCAACAAAGAATAGGAAAAACACAATCCGGAGCGTTAAACGAATACTTCTTAGTTGCTTCAATAGATTCAAGTACCACGGCGTACACCTTAAAATTGGATAGGTTTATTCACAATGTGAACGGGTTAACAAACAAAGACGCATCAATTAGATATCTCACCACAGCGGCGGCAGGAAGTAGCGTGCCGACAGGAACAGTCACTTTGCCCGAATACTTCCACACAAAACCGTTCACCGTCAAAGAAATGTTTGTTGAATACGAATCAACAACAGCGTCCGTTATCACCGCCTCAATTATTCCTACAGGCAACATTGATGTCCTCGCAACAAACATATCTTCAATGACATCCAGCGGAGCCAGCAACATAACCCAGACGGCGGCGGCGACCGTAGCGGAACGGTTCCTACCAAACAACGCCAACAAAGCGTTTGGTATAAAAGCAAAACTGTCTATCACATCCGCTATTGTTAAACGAGTCATATTGAACTGCGAAGACTAAAATGTCGTTTCAATATAAGATTCGTGGCGAACAATTCGTACAGTTTGAACGCCAATCACAGGACTACATTGAGCAACGAGACCAAGATTTAGAAAGCTCGCTCAATTTTGATTTCTCTAATCTGAACGCCAGCAACCTTACATCGGGTACTGTACCGTCAGCCCGTGTGACAGGGTCATACACGGGCATCACAGGTGTCGGCGCGTTGACCGTAGGTTCTGTACCAGCTTCACTTTTGACAGGCACTACCTTGCCCGCTGGAATTACTGCTTCGTCACTTACCTCTGTTGGTACGCTTAGTACATTAGTAATGGGTGGTTCTATTACGGGTTACGGTGGTTTCTATAAATTTGGAACATTTCCTAGCGATCTAAGCATTTATCTTGGAACTGACACAGCAAGTGGTAATGTCAACATTCAGTTCAACTCAATAACAAAACTGTCAGTTGGAACAAATGGAATTACCGTCACAGGATCTGTAGTCGCAACAACTTTCAGCGGATCAGGGGCAAGCCTTACATCTATCCCTGCAGGACAGTTAACAGGCACGGTCGCGTCAGGTCAAATCAGCGGATCGTACACGGGCATTACGGGCGTAGGTACTCTCGCTGCAGGTTCCATTCCAGTTTCACTCCTTACAGGTATAGTTGCATCTGCCCGTATCAGCGGATCGTACACGGGCATTACGGGCGTAGGTACTCTCGCTGCAGGTTCCATTCCAGCTTCACTTTTGACAGGCACTACCTTGCCCTCTGGAATTACTGCTTCGTCACTTAACTCTGTTGGTACTTTAACATCAGGTCTTAGCGTCTCAGGGGGTGTCGTCAATAGTGTGTTTAGCATAAATATCACAGGCTCAGGTAACGAATTTGTGGCTGTCAACCCAACAACAGGTTCAGGAAACGCTGCACATTGGGTATTTGTTTCTCCCAATTACCGTCTTTACCGCAACACTTCAACCATACGAGACAAAGAAAACATTCAAAGCGTAGGCACTTTACTGAACCCCAACATGATTGACGCAATTAGTGTGCAACTATGGAATCGTAAAACTGCGCCAGGTATCCCCGAAGTAGGCCCAATGGCAGAAGAAATGGATGCCATATCACCGTTCCTGTCAACACGAGGATTGGAATGGGATGAAAACGGCGCACCTATCCCATCACCCATAGACGGTATCAACAACAACTCTTGGCTCAGTCTGCTGACCATAGCCATACAAGACCTTCGACAACGACTACAACAATTGGAGACCACATGAACGAGCAAGTAGACGCAAACAAAGTTATAGAGTCACTCTTACGCCAAATAGTTGACTATGCTCAAAAAGTAGCGATCCTAGAAGCCCA